CCCGTTGGCGAGCATCGCTTTTGCTTTGGCCATCTTCGCGCTGGTCATTACAGTTGCTGCTTTCGGCATCGCGCGCTTGACGATTTCGTCCGACTTAGAAGCATTAAGAATCTTTGTCAACTTGGAATCCGAAATTGCACCTTTCTGCACAGCTTCCCATTCACGGTCTGTGAACGTAATGCGTGTCTTGCTTCCACTTGCGCCGATTGAATCACGCGCACGCTGCATCTCAACGGAAGAGATCTTCTTGATTTCCTTCTTGTCAAGCTTAGGATCAAGGTCCAGAGCCTGAATCTTTGCCTTAATGTTCGCGTTTGCTATCACCATGGCGCGGCGCTCTTTCGGCTTGTTAGCAATGACTGCCTCAAGCTTCGCGTTGATGGAATCAACTTCCGCGCGATACTCTTTGGCAGCCGCAGGGCTGTAAACCAAGCCCTTCATGTTAGCGGCTTCTTTCCGAGCCTGCCGTGCAAGTGCTTTCAGCTCGTTCGAGAAATCTGCATACAGATTCTCCTGCGGTGTACCGGAAGAGAGGGTGCGCGCATCGGGTGTCATGGAAATAAGGCTTACCTTCTGCTGGGCATCAACAAACTCGCCTTTCTTCTTATCGAAATACCGGCGGCCAGACTCTTTGTAGATAAGCTCACCAGTTTCCTTATCAATGCGGGCACTACCCTTACGTTCAGGGACATATACGGTCTGCTTACGGCGAGACAGCAGTGTGGACGCACCACCAAAGTGTTCATTGCCGTCCTCATCCACACGGATCTGCCACTTTTTCTTCAGTTCCTGAATACCATTCTCCCTCTCAGACCGCTTGTAATCCAGCTTGTGCTTTTCTGCATCGATGACAACCATCGAATGCTTGACTGCACGAGCAATCTCCTTTTCATCTGCACCGCGGAGGGTCATATCTGTGATGAGGTTAGAGATGATGCCCATCTCTTTCTGCTTTTCTTCCTTCTTCATCAGGCGTACACCATTCGGGTTGCCTTCCGGGACAGCATAAGCAGTCTTAGGGTCAAAGTCTTTCAGGTCTCTCAGTGCAGCTGTCGCTTTGACAGCCACCTTGCTGGAAATGGGGATAGCAACGACAGTATCACCATCGAAATCTGCACCAGACAGGCGCTCTGCGACTTTGGAGTTGATACCGATGGCATCCTGAATATTGCCGAAGTTTCGCTTGCCACTGACATTCTTGTTGTTGACCGTAACGATAGGAATCTCAAAAGTACCCGCATGAGGATAACGAATCAGTGCAAGCTGAGTGCCGTTCTCATAAGTCGGGCAGTAGCACTCTTTCTCGCTGATTTTGGTCAGGGGCAGGATGACCTTAGTAGACTGACCCGGGAAAGACGAAGCCTTCAACGTCATTGAGTTTCCCTCGCAGGTATCTGCGAAATCAATCAGCAGTTTCTTCTTGATAGTCGGGTTGTCATAGTTCATGATCTCTTCGTACTCAGCCTTGCGGTCAGCCAGAGTAAGATTGAGCTGCTGCTTAATGAGTTTGATGGGCTGCTTGGAGAGGAACTGCGAGGACAAATTTTTTGCCATCGTGTCCCATTCGCCTTCCTCACGGAGCTTATTGATGGGGGACAGATGCTTCTTCCCGTCGGCACCAATGTACTCGCTTTGTCCAGCCGCAGTAAGAGCTGCACCAAAGGGATTGTCCGGGTCGTCCTTGATGGGCTTGAGCACCTTCATCTTGGGCGTGCCAGAGGGTTTGTTCGTATTGAAAATGACGTCATATCCATCAGGCACATCGTCAGAATAAACAGCCATGCCCTTGAGATAGTGGCTGTTATCCACCATAATGCGGACCTGCGCATAGTGGCTGTTGCCAAGACTCAGGTCATCCACGCCGCGGCGAATCTCAATGACACCATCCTTGTCCAGACCACCTTCGTCACCGTAGCGAATCGCAACACGGTCGGAGCTCATACTGGACGGACGCTGGAGCTTCTGGAATGTCTCACCACCATCATCCGAGTGGTAGTCACCCAAAGACTGAATGTCACTCTGATGCTCATACGCATACTTCTGGTTGTACTCGGGCTTTGCCAAAACAGTAACATTCGTCTGCTGGTTGATGTTGGTTGGCTGACGAATACCAACGCCGTAGCGCTGATAACCATACTCCGCCTCGAGGATGTAGATGGCCTCGTCAAGCTTACCTTCAGAGACGCCAAGAACCAGATTTGTGCCTTCAGACACGTCAATCATGCCCTTTTTATCGACTTCCGCCTTCAGTGTCTCAGCGATTTTCTGAGCCTGATTTGCCTTCTCGCCAATACCGTTGTTGTACATGGAGCGAACAGTAGACTCAGAAAGGCCTAACTTCGCGCCGATTTCAGTCCACTTCAGATTGTCCTGCTTCAGAGCGCGAATCTGGTCGTACTGGAGTGCTTTCCGCTCATGAAGAGCCTTCTGCTGAGCAACTCGGAACTCGGTCGTTCCCATCTTGTACTCGTCGGGCAGCGTTGCGTTGATCTGTTCGAGAATCTCTTTCTCGGTGAACTTGCCGGTCTTCTTCAGTTCCTCAACACGGGAAAGAAAATCGCCGGAACGCTGGTAAGGATTCTCACCAGATCCCCACGGATAGCGGCCGGAATGGCGCTTAGTACCGTAGTGTTCGAGGCTGTCGGTCTCGTCGTCCACGTCATAAAAGAATTTGATGTCTTTTTCAATCGGATTCATGCTGCTTCTCCTAACTTCAATTCTGCAATGATTTTATCGAACTCGATGATTTTGTCCATAATAGGCTTGATTTCAGCCTCGGTCGGGTTGACTGTAAAGACATCATCGTTCTGATAAATGCGGTTTTCGATCTGGATGTCCTGCGGGTGTACGCGGTACTCCAGACAGAAAAGCGCATCATAAATAAAGAGCTGCTCCATATGTGCAGGAACAGCTCCGGTCTTGAGGTCATGGATTCGCAGTAAGTTGTTCTTAAAAGTGATAGAATCTGCCGTGCCGAAGCAGTTGCCCGAATAAAAGAGCACCTGTTCGGGTGTCATACGGAAGCCGATGGCATCGTTGACGTAGGCGTTGAGCGTCTTTTTGCTCTTCGGCAGCTTCTGACCAAGAGCAATACACTCTGCCGCAAATGCGTGCAGCCTTGTGCCATTTTCCTTGGCCTGATAGCTGGCATAGGTCTCGGCAAGGCGTGCGGCATCATAGTTTATCCAATGATACTTACTCGCACCCAGAAAGGCGTGCTGACCTACGAGCCTGGAATGATCGTTCCAGTTCATTCAGTATCTCCTCCTTGTTCTCCGGGTAGATGAAAGCAGCATAACTCATCTCGTTCATCTTTTCTACATAGTAGTCCTGATTTGGGCGATGAGATGCTCTTGCTGACTTCTTGCCTTCCAGTGCGGCCCATGTGTCCTCATACAGAACCACGAGGTCAGGAATACCCTGTATCTCGTTAGGGTCTGCGTGGAGCACAATGCAGCCGGGAAAGCGAGACTTCAGCTCTTTCACCAAGCCGGTCTTGAATGTGTTTTCTAACATGTCAACCTCCAAAAATAAAAAAGGAGTAGAGCACGTCTGAGACGCATTCTACTCCTCCTCATAAAAGAGGCAGATTTTTTCGCGTGAATTTTTCACGCGAGATGGGTTTTGGGGGCAAAAAGAAAAGCCCTTACGCAAATCACGTAAGGGCCAAAAAATATGTTATCTGCTAGATGAGATTGAAAAATTTCAGGTCGTAGTTCGGCGCACCTGCCTCGAACATCATGTGGCCAGTTGCATCGGGCATATACTTATACTCGCCGAAATCCTCATGGGGTGCAAGATTGTGTGCCATATAGCTCTCAGGACGGATAGGCCTTGAAAATTCACTGCTGTTCCGAGTAGTCTTGCACTTGGGGCAGTACCACTCCTCGTGTGCTTCTTCGACCAGCGGTGTGCCGCATTCGCAAATCGGAGCTTTGGTATGTACCTCAGCGAACTTGTCGGCGTAGCAATGTACTTCGTTTCCGAAGCTATCGGTGGTTACCCATTCTTCAATCCCGGCGTCATTGATAAAGGACTTCTCATAGTCTTTCATTGTTTTCACCTCTCGAAAAAGTGTGGTCATCGGTAGTTTTTACTATATGCTCATTGGCAAGTTTATGCAAGTCTACATTATGGACAGGATGTGAATTTTCCGTGTCGTGGCCAAAAGCCCACTTTTTATCGTTAGTTATTATATTATTTTATTAAAAATTTTATTAAATTGAAGAAAAAAGTGGGTTTTTGGGCTTTTCGTATATTTTTAACGTAAATACGTTAAATTTTGTGTCCAAAAATATTTTCAAAAGTGGGCAGAAAGTGGGTTTTTGGGCAATTTTGACGTTAAAGAGCTCTTAAAGTAGCTCAAATCACGCCTTTTTCATTCATCCAGAGGAGAATGGAAACAACAATCATGAAAATCACAAGCCCGGTAATTGCTGCTTTTTCTTGCTTGTCATGTTCATGCCGCTTCTTTTCTTCAAACTCCATCTTCTTCAGCTCGAGCTCCTTGGCGTCCTTAGACTCCTGAATCCGTGCTTCATCCACGAAGCGGTGGGTCTCTTGATAGTCGTCGAGTCGAACTTTAGTACCACAATACTCACAGAATATAAAGTCGCGGTTCGCATCTTTTACCGTCAGCTCACCACCGCAGCTAGGGCATTTTACTGTTCGTGCCATAAAAGCACCTCCTTACTTCAGTATAAGAATATCATGGAGATATTCTAGCGTCAAGCCAATTCGTGCCAACTTTTTCAAAATCGCAATGTCTGCAAAAATCATATCATGGCGAATCTCGTATTTTATAATAATGTTCGATTATACGCATGATTTTTCAAAAAATATCCTTTCTTAATTTTTCAATGTTTGAGAATAACCAATTTTAGCGTTAATTCGTTCTTTCAGTTCATGATTTCGTTTGTGTTTGTTCACATTTTATCCACCTATTTCCAAATTCCGGTGTTATACTTGCACCTGTAAAGGCCGGTAGCAGTAATCCGATGCAACTGGCCGCTGTTAGAACTGTTACATAGGAGGATATTATGGGTTCTAATGCAGACATCATACATTTTTCCTTAGGGAATATTCTTAATTTGGGTTCTGATGACAGCTATTCAGTTGCTTTTGAAGAAAAACGGCTGAACAAAAGAACGGGCAGTTGGACACATTTTGCGCGACTCAGCAATGATGTCGGAATGTCTAGAACCATAACCAAAACTGGCACTCAGTGGGACACGATATATCAACACCCTCATTTCACGTCTAAGGAACAGTTGGACGAAGCTATTATAGATTACTATAAAAACGGCTTGACTCAAGACCGTATAGCAAACCTCGTGGATCGTTCCCAATCGTATGTATCAAATGTAATACGCAGATATCGAGCGCAGAAAAAGTAAGTACCACAGATTTCTCCATGACTCACTGCCACTCATAACGTGGATTCGATTCTTAACTATCAAAGCCTCACACTCGCTTAGCACACAAATGTGAGGCCCTTTTTATTTACTACCTACGCTCAACACTCACACGAGCATTTACTTTTTCTCGCCATCCCACACATATCCCGTCTCCTCATACAGGAGCTTCGGGGAGATGTAGTACGAAATACGCCCATACCGCGACTCCATCTGCTTGATGTCCGTGATGACCGCCCCATTTCTCGTGGCCTTGCCAATCGGGAGCCAACCTCCAATGATACCAGCCCGTACCCACGCAGAGTCACGACCGTAAACTTTCGCAGCTACTCGCACCGGAACAGAGCCTTTTGCAAATTTGATTTCTTCCATAATTGTTCAACCTCCAAAAATTTGTGTTAAAGGCGGACTTTTTCATCTCTTACATTAGGCATCACCTCCTTTAATTCTTATCCTAGAATAGAAAAAACAAAGAGCCGCAGATTTCTCCACGGCTCTAAACTCAATTATTTTTCCAACCTTTTGGCTAAATCATAAACTTCATTAAATATTGCTTCATCTTCCGGGCTGGTAATTAACTTTCTCCACCATTTTAATAATTTTGTAGCAACGCTTATATATTTGGATTCTGATAATAATTTCAGCTTGCATAGCACTCCTAAAATCATTAAAGGAATACAAATAAAAATTGTAAACCAAATTATAAAAATTATAATGTTAATTACGCCCTCGATAATCCACAGAATATCATCGAACCAGTTTTTGATTTTCTTCATAAATAATCACCTCCATAAAGGAGATTGTTATTTTCGCGCCAACTTCACGGCTTCACTTCCACATCAGGCAGAATATCAGTATGGAAGTAGAGCTTGTAGTGGTATGGGTCGGTCATCGTACCGGTAATGTCCTCCACGACATACATCGTATAGGAATTCAGGTAAATATAATTTTTCTTATATGTATTAGGCCCAGTCTTGATGGTACACACCAGCTCGTTGGACGAGTTGTTCGTAATGGACATCAGGCCTTCCGCTTCGAGAATGACTTTATCCGTTCGAGCGTTGTAAACAGTGATATGCCGCTCCGTCTCAAAGTAGTTGGCCTGCTTCGAGATGTTCTTGTTGACCTTTTCAGCCTCTGAACACCCACACAGGCAGCCCACCAGCATCACTAGGCACATTACACAGCAAATAATACGATTTTTCATATCTCAATCTCTCCTTCATGTTTCAAAAGCCACCCTGCGGCAACATACAAAAAGCTCCGAAGCGATACTGACGAGTAACAGTCATAGCCCATTACTTCCGACATTCTCGGATTTGGAGCCTGTCCACTGCGGTATATTACAAAGTCGAGCGCTCTACGCATGGCCCTATCGATAGATTCCGACGATTGGCCATATTTATCTCCGAGCGCGGCACATAGAACCGTCAGATTGATTCGCCTGCGCTGCTGGATAAAACCCATCGATTTCTCAAGCGCCTCTCCCAACATCTCAAAACCTACAGTCCCATCAGGTACGCCCAAATCCTTTAGAAAAACGCTCATTGTTTCTCTCATATGTAGGCCTCATTCTTTCACCATACTCCCCTTCCGCGTCTGGTCATCCGCCGGCCAGAACGTGTAAATATCATCGAACACTATAGGGATTTTCTTCTGAACCTCCAGCAGCAGCGGACACATCAGCTCCCGCATCTGAGGATGAGCCGCAACAGGAGTACGCAGCTTGAAGATGTTGCGCCACTCACGGTAGTTGGCCGTCACCACGATTTCGGTCTTCAGGCACAGCGGCAGCACACAACGAGCCTGTTCGGGGCGCATGCCGTTTGCGATCATCAGCTTGTAGTCCTTTTCGGTATAGGTCATAGCTTCCAAGAACGAGCTTTTGATCGTAACCTCGCTATCGTTCAGTTCGCAATACTGCTCGCCACGAATATAAGAAGGCCAAATAAACGTCAGCTCCCCGCCAAATTTCTCTTTCGAGTAGTTGCAGTACCGCGTGCTCTCCTGTGCGAAGCTCGCAATGCGGTGCCGCACCAGCTCATTCGCCACGCCCCGGTCACAGGTGAACAGCACGCTCAGCTGAGAATGCTCCAGCATAGCCTCATGCCCCTGCTTCACCAGAAAGCCCACTAGCTTCTTTGCCGACTCACCGTCCGGCGTAATCTTGTCCTCGCTCTTGTAGCAGACCCGCGCCACTCGCTCGATCTGCTGCAGCTCTTTGATGCCGCCCTCAGAAATATCAGTGAGGATTTCGTATTTAGGTTCAACGATTTTCATAATTGGTTCTCCTTTTCATCAATCTATCCAACATTTCAAGCTGACCGAGGCTTTTTCCGTTGGCTCTTGCGACAACAATATTGATATTAAGATCTGTGATCGGAATAATATATCCAAGATGCTCCATTCTTTTATGATCACAGGTAGAGGCTTTATGACAAACAGCGCACCTTCCAGCTAACTGAGTATAAGCTCCAAATGCCTCATTCATGTAAAAACCTCCAGAATCGAATTGAGCAACAAATCAAAATACCGCTTAAAAAACAAAGCGAGTCGGTGCAGCCAATACTGAGGCTCGGACGGAATATCTCTTTCTTGATCCCGCAGTGCATAGTACAGCCATCGGTCAAATTTGCGAAACGAAATATTATTCGCCAAACACCATAGCTGAGCATCTCGATAGCTGATTTCATTGTGAATGCATAGTTCAACCACATCTTGCAGCGTATCGTTGGCTTTTACCATTTCCAGCTTATGAGTTTCATAATCCTCAGAATATAGCCCGATCTCCTTCGTTGGTTCGCCGGCATTGCGAATCAGAATGATGCACGGCTCATTATTTGCATATAAAATATCAATCGTTTCGGCGTTTACTATCTCTCTTGCCTGGTTAACTGTGATTTTTCCTGTATCTACCAGGTCGGCTATCCAACGAATATCACTATGCATCATTCACCTCACCCCAAGAATCTGAAGATAATGAACCACAGGCACTTCAGCGTAAATGCAATGATTATCAGCCACGCGCAGGCCGTGATAGTCACCGCCAGAACGCCGCCAATAAACTTGCCGATTTTTTCATACATACTCATTGCTCCTCCTTCTGGTACCCGATGAAGTCCCCAACGCCGATGTCACCGTTCGGACATGTATGTGCCCTATACAGCCTCGGTGCTAAAGGCATCTCTTTGTGATCCCACTCAAGTTCGCCATTGACCCTGTTCAGGAAATTATTCAGTTCAATATACATGATAGTCTCTGTATGTACCGTCACCGGGCAGAACTCATTTCCACATTTGCGGCAACGATAAATCTGATGATAATACGTCACAGAAGTGCGCCTCCCATCAATGTTTTAACCCTACTTTCAGCCACGCACAGCTCGAAAATAGCCGCCGACATATACTCCTGCTCACAGAAGTTGAAGTGATTCTCCGCGATTTCCAGCTCCCGCAGAGGATTATAGAATTTATACTTGCGGGCATCCTTGAGAATATCCATCATCCAACCGCAGGGCGAGCTGAGCGTCAGGAAATTGATAACGAACGCGATAATTTTCTGAAGCATATTTCT